AACTCGTTTGGCAAACGAATCTTGAGATCGTTGCCGATTTTAGCACCTGATTTTGCATACTGGTCATCGTATTGACGGTCAATTGAACCGACGAAATTGAGTTTCTGATGCAAAATAGCCAGGGCTTCTTTGGTTATGACACTTGGTGTCAGTAGTGAATTAGCCATTTAGTTACCTATTTATTTTGAGTAACCCCGATACTTTCGATATTCATCTGGCGTCATCTTGTCGGGGTTCTTTGAAACCTTCCCGCGAGGTGACACCGTCTTTGAAGGCGTTGGGGCGTTAGTGGTGTTGGCAGACCTTTTTCGCGAGTTAATCGCTAGTGCGGTACTGATCTTTGTTAAATCTTTTGCAGCCTCAATGTCGCCTTTGCGATTGATTGCATTGGCAATTGAGCGGTTGTTTGACAGGTAGTAAGCAACGGCCGGGCCGTTGTCCATATCAACAATTTCCCCTGCCACAAAGTCAGACTGATGGAAATTAGGACTTCCCACCTTCTCCTGAAAATCGGGGTAGTCCACAGAAAAGTCGTTGCTCCTTTCCACGAATGTAGCCGATGCGATCTGGTGTTTGGTATTGTTGAGCTGGGCTATCTGGGCAGCTTGCTGCTGCCCCATTACCTGCTGTACGGTCTGCTGATTTAACTGTGATGTGTATTCGAGAACCGCTTGCTGATGCCTTCCCTCGTCGTAGTCATACTCCTCTAACCTCGGATACTGCGTTGGAACATTCTGAGGTTGTTGGTACTGCGATTGAAGGTAAGCATTTTGCGCCTGCAGCTCCTGCACTTTGCTGTTAGCTTCGTTCTTCTGTCGTGCCAGTTGTGAGATTCTTGCTTGGTAAGAGTTACGCTTTTTCTGCTTCTCCTCTTCCCGCTTTTCGACGGTCTCCTCGTCGGATAGCTCTGCTGCTTCTTGACCACCGTCTGGTGTCTCAATCACTTCAGAGGTTTCGCCTTGTTCAGGCTCTTGAGAATCTACATCGGCATTCTCGATTCCGTTAGGCAATAAATCGCCCTCAGCGTTAGCTGCATCAGTTTCCATATGAGTTTCGTCTCCACGAATTTTTACCTTGCTTTGAAGGGCAGCAAGTAGGCCCGCGCTTTACGGTGCGCTAAACCGGATGTTCTTTTTAATCAATAAAACTAGAGTTGTTAGTTAGCCACGCGCTGACAACAACCCCTTCAGCCTGTTCATCAACTCTCCACCGCCCTGCGGAGCGCCACCTGGCTGACCTTGTGCCATTTGTTGTACTCGATCCATGCGCCCAGGCATTGCTTGTCCTGGCATACCTTGCGGTGCTGCCTGACGCTGCTGCTGCGGTTCACGGTACGGAATGAACGTCTGCAATCCCGTCTTGGGGTCTATGACCACCTGGTATTTTGCGCCATCCTTGCCCGTCACCAACTGGCGACTGTTGGGCATCTGAGGCATTCCCGTCTGCGGTGTAGAGTTAGGCAACGCCATGTTCGGCCGCTGACCCATCTGGTTGACCAGGGCTTGCGCTCCACCAGTGCCAGTGCCAGGAGTCTCACGGCGTGACATAAGCATGTCTTCAACCGGTGGTCTTGTTTGCATGTTCATTTGTCATAACCGCCTTTTTTGGGTTTTGATTTCTTTACAACTTTGGCTTTTTTAGCCGCCGCTTTCCCTGCTGGGGTGTAAGGGTATTTCTTTCCATCGACGATTGGCATATCAATTCCTATTTGTCGTATTTAGATTTTTGGGATCGAACCGGTTGTTTTAAATCTTTCGCATGAAACAACGGCGCACTGTTTTTGCTGTGTGTTTTGCCGCTGTGCAACGTGCCGTCAGCCATCTTGTGAGAACTTCCAGTGTGCAACGAACCGTTACGCTTGTAATGTTTAACACCTTTCATAGGTCACTTGCCTTATACAATTGGTAAGCCGACTGACTGTCTCAGCCGCATCTGTGCAATTTGTTTTGATTCAAGGTCCGACTGCGCTTCAGCCAGCTTTAACTGCTCGACGGCTGACTTCACTGTGTTCATCATTGCTTTGCTTTCGCGCTCTTTCGCTTCGGCTTGCTCAGTCACAACCTCTGCCTGTTTCAACGCCAGCTCTAATTGTGCTGCCTGGGCTTCAATTTGCTGCTGCTGCTGTATCTGCCCTTGCATCGCTGCCGCTTCTTCTTCGTTAGGCTCAATGATTCCAGACTTAACGCCAGCACTTCTCAGCCTCTTGATGACCTCATCACCACCGACAAGATCAAGGTTTTGGAACAAGACATCCCCGACAAGCTCAGACATCGCTGGATTCTGCGCAATGATGCCCGACAACTGTTCAGCCGTTTCCTGCTTCCGCGTCGTGAATGACGGCCCTGAAGAAACTTTTATGTCATAGTTTCCAACGGTCAAATCCATCGTCTTAACAAACTCTCCGGTGGATCCATCCATCAGTGTTTTATTGACTGCGATGACCTCCTCCCGCTCGTCTTCACCAATGATGCGAATTGTTCGCTCGGTATCATAGACCGAGGGGATCATGTCGATGATCACCCTGCCAGCCAACTCCAGCGAGTCAACCAACTGGTCTTGAAACTCAAAATTCGCCATCTCTCCCTGGAACTGTCTGCCTCTGATCGCTACACCGGACGTTTCATTGCCTGACGCGCCCATGTTCGCGTCGTAGATACCTGTCGTGGATTTGATGTCCTCTGCGGCTATTTGCGCGTCCTGCATCAACCCTGGTGAACCTTGCGCGGGCTGCTCTCGAAAAGGCTTCTGCCCATTATCAAAGTTGAACATCATCACGGGATCATTGCTGACCATCATGTTTTTCCAGCGTGACTCATGTCCTTTGATCATCGCAGGAGTAACAAAGTAAGGCTGTTTGGGCGTTAGTCCGGTAACCTCGACCGCTACGCTTCTCGAGTAGTTGTACAGCCTCTGAGCGTCCTTAGCTTTGCGCACCAGCCCTCTGGTAATATATCGCCCGTTGATGTTGCTGGTCTTGCCGAACATAGGAATGATCGGGACAAACCTGCCAACGCACTCAACCTCTTCAAGCACTTCCATGCCAGTGATTTTGAACCGTTCTAGCTTGCGACCCTGGACCTTTCTGGTCTTGCCCAAGGTAATACCCATCTGGTTCAACTCGTCCCGGACAGGCTCAATTTCTTTTAGGTCTACAACGCGACCGTCTGACAGTTGAACAAGCGTCTGTTCTTCGTTCACTATCCGAAAGTAGTCTGCAACACGCACTGACTCATCACTGACCCAGCTGGCGAAGTTGCCCGCGCTATCAAAGTCGCTATCGCTCCCAGATGACTCGGCATCGGGATACATCCTCTCGAACTCTTTGCGCTCCATATCCTCAAACAGAAAACCAAACCTGGCCTCTTGGACATGCTGCGCTTGAATGATCGGGTCAATCAAAACGCTAAACGGGTTCTTGATCTCCCTGATCAGAATGTCCTGATCTAAGCTAACGTCATCAATAAAGTCGTGATCAACTAATACGCAGCCAAAACCGCCTTTAACCGCGAACTTGAACGCCGTCTTGAACGCTTGCAGTCCACGCTGGTCAATCTGTTGTATCAAGCCTTGATAGACCTCTGCCGTGGCCTCGTCGCCCTCCTCAGCCGCCCTGACCTTCACGCTGGGCATGTTAGCCAGTTGTCCACCAACTACCCTGTCAACTGAGCTACTGAGCTTGTCAAACGTCAAACAGGGTCTGTTATGCCTCGACTCTCTTGCAGAATCCTCCCACTGACCGTCATCATCATCGACAAACTTAACGTCTGAAATTGATTGCTCATATATTTCTGACCAGGAATCAGCCGCAGTTTCAAACCGATCCAGAGCCTCGGTGATAACCTTCGCTTGATCTTTTTTTGATCTTTTTTCCATCACCACTCACTCGCAAATTCTAGGTTGGGACTCACAATGTCATCCTCATATCCTTGGGCAAACATCCTGAAGGCATCCGATCCGTTTGATGCCCAGTTATGTAATGGGACTTTCCTGAACGTCTGATATGAGTCGTCGTATTGATATTGATAGTTAGCCAGAGCGTCTAGCCCGTCAGCGCAGTTATCCTTGTGAAACCAGCAGCTCTTGAGCACATCCCTGACCATCGCAATACCGTCTTCCACTGAGCTGATCCTGGGAACCGTTGTGATCGGATTGACTCCCATCCCTTCCAGAATGTCTCTGCGGCTGCGGTTGTTAGACCCTAGAGTCTTCACCTCAACGTCGTGGGGTAGGTAGTGCGTCCCGTAAACCCAGCCATTTTCGTCAGCCTTGTCTTTGAGGACTTTCGCATAGTGATCCAGATCAACTAAGCGGTGCTCGTAATAATCAATAAACCGGTGTTCCTTCCCAATGTGCTGATGGAACCAAATGGCGGTTGAATCATTGCGTCCCAGGTCCCAGTGCGAATTAACCGGAACAGACTCAACAGGCATCCAGCAAACTCTGCCTTCGTCCCTGGCCGATTTCAATTGCTTCTGGTAGATCGAGCCATCAGCGAACTGCTTTAGCTCGCCCTCGTAAACGTGCGCGTATTCTTCAGGGTTACTGTCCTGCAGAAGCCGCATCTCTTCTGGAAGCGTGGTCTGGCTGAAGTAGGGATTGTCCCTGTAGCTGACCTTCTTCACCATCGCATTCTCAGGAGGATGCTCAACGAAGCGCTGGTAAGCTGAATCACTCTTCAACTCCGGATTAAAGCTAACCCATATCTCTGAACCAGGCTTTCTGATACTTGGGATTAAGGTTCGCCAGGAGTTCTCTGAAACCCTGTTGCCTTCTTCAATCCAACAGTAATCCACGCCTTCTATCGACTTAATCGACTCAATATTCTGCCAGAGGCCAGAGAAAATGATCTGCGTTCCGTTCGTTCCTCTGATCTCATTATTCATCACCTCATAAAAGTGTGACAATCCCAGGGCTTGAATCCTGCTTGCCAGGAGCGAGTGGACAGAGTCCTTGATGCTTCTTTGTATCTCTCGGGCGCACAGGATGCGCTTGGGTTCGTTTCCTGCGCCCAGCAATAGTAACGCTGATGCAAACTGTACCGACTTCCCTGCGCCGCGCCCTCCCCAGTAAACCTTGTATCTATGCGGTTCAAATAGCTCTCGAAACGCAGTGGGTATACTAATCTTCGGGGTCGTCGGTGAACTGGAGTTCGTAAGCCGCGATTTTAGCATTGATTGTAGTGTTCTCTGTTGGCTCGCCCAGGGCCAGCTTTGCCAGTTTTTGAGCGTTTAATGATGCTGTTGAAAGCGACTGTAACTGGCTGGAAGTCATACCCTCCTCACCGCTCCGCTCACTTTCCTGATTGGCTCTTATCTTGTTGCCCACAGTAATGAATATGGCTTTCGCCAGGTTCAGACTAGAACTATCGAGCGCCTTTGATTCTTTAGCAAATTCGTCAATGCGTTGGGCTTCAATTTCTGCTTCAAATTCAGCCTGGAAATTGTCCTTCTGTTCCCGCCAGCCATCCCGTTGCGCCGCCTTATACAGCGTATTGATAGAGACATTGTTCTCTTCAGCCAGCTGCTCAATGGTCTTGGTTCGCCTGAAACCCTCGTCGTTGGCGTCACCAACCACGTACTCAGACTTCATTTTTGACTTTAGCTCATCTGTTAACTTTGCGTATTCACTCGCCATTTTCTGTCACTATTTGTAACTGTGCCGTCTTTTTAGTGAACCTTTCCCATCGTTTAACGATTACATCGCAGTATTTAGGGTTAAGCTCCATACTGTAATTTATTCGCCCCGTCTTCTCACACGCAATCATTGTTGAACCGGAACCACCAAACAAATCAAGAATTTTATCTCCATGTCGAGTAGTCTTGTCGATAGCTTCCTCCCCAAGAGCAACCGGCTTTTGTGTTGGGTGAACGTATGTTGATGAACCGTCTTTACCGATAGACCATACACTTCCAATTCGTTTTCCCGTCAGCTCCGCGCCTCGATGCCACACCAAAGCGATCTCATAATCGGTTGAAAATGTTTTTTTGAGATCACCTATCCCACCGCCCTTCTTGTGCCACACAATGATGTTTGATGGATAACCAAAGCTCTTGAATACATCAATCCACTTATCCACTACTTTCCAGCTAGTCCAAACAAATACCCACCCTTCAGACGATGCTTCTATTACAGGGGAAATGTCTAAAAACTTGTCATCGTTAATCAGCACATCAAACTTTTCTTTTTTAACATTTGACTGATAGCTGACTCCATAAGGTGGGTCGGTAAACACCATGTCAGCTTTCTGTCCGTCCATCAACGTACCGACAGCGTCAATATCAGTGGAGTCGCCGCACATTAGACGGTGGCTACCTAACTGCCACACATCGCCTAACTTAGCTGTGGGTTCATCAGGTAAGTCAGGAACATCATCCTCGTCGGTATAGCCTTCTTCCACAAAACCTAAATCGACATCGAGGCCCAGGTCTTTCAGTTCTAAATTACTAAACCCTGTTAGATCAAGGTCATAATCAGCGTCAAGCAACGAGGTCATCTCTTGAACTAACAAGCCAACGTGCCAGGAAGCGTACTCAGCGGACTTGTTGTCCATGATGCGGTAGGCGTTTATCTGCTCGTCTGTCAGCCCCTCCGCGATGATGCAAGGCACTGTTTTTAAACCAATTTTCTTCGCGGCCCGAAACCTGGTGTGGCCCACCACGATGACATTATTGCCATCCAATACTACAGGTTGCTGAAACCCGAACTCCTCGAGGGACTTAGCCACCACATTGACAGCATCATCGTTTTTTCGAGGGTTTTTCTCGTATGGGTTTATTACTTCAATGCTAACCTGGTGTATTTCCATCTACCGAGTTAGTCGAACTTTTTTGTTCATCTGTGCGCGGGTCATTGCCATTATTGATACTCGGTTTGATATGATGTCTTCTGCCGCAACCTTCAGATCGCTTTGTTCCACATCTGGATGCCAACGTGCCGTCTTTAAGCGTCCAGTACGCTGTTGTCATGCCCCCGCAAGGACATTGCACCGCTAATCTTCCCCGTCTTCGCCTGGTGCGTCTTCTATCATGTTTTCACCCCCCAGGCCGTCTATCTCTTTTTGGAGCTCATCTACCTTTGCGAGCAGCACCTTTATGTGACCCGCCTGGATGACGCATTTGTTCATCGCGTCGTTTCGTTGGGCTTCGACCATCTCTAGCCGCCCTTTCATCTCGTCATCGCTCAAGCGTATAGCCTCTCTTCTGGGTTAGTGATCTTCAGTTTGATAAATTGCGTGTCTTTTTTTCCGCTGGCATAGGTTGCTGTGACTTTGACTGTCCCATATCCAGAAGTCTCCGAGCTGGCGTAAAAGCTAACCACGTTGCTTGATACAGATGGAGTTGTCAGGGTTAGCGCGTGAGAGCCTTTTGACTCAGCGGTTGCGCTGGATACTGACGTTGATAGAACGCTTGCAGAATTGGAGAAATCAACTTTAAACAGCATTTCTGTATCGACCGATTGCGAGTAACTGCGATTCTCGCTGTCGTTTCGATTTGGATTGATCAGAATTCTTCGCATGATACCTCTCGTAGCGACCTGACCCCTTCGGCGTAACGGATAAAAGCCGTTATCAGGCGATAGAGGTCAGGGGGTCAGGTCTTGCACTATGACAATGTTGACACTCTTTTTTACGCGCTACAACTTTTTTGAGCAAACAATTACTCAATAATTGGGGGCGCCTTACTCCATTAAAGAAAAAAAGTCAATGCAGAATAATCGCGCATTTAAATACACCAATGTTTCACATGAAACATCAGGGCAAAATCCCGCGCCATTAATTACCACACAATTGATTGCGCGTACTTGGGAGTTGCGTTAACCAGTTAACGACATTTTTATCGTTTATCAAGCAAAGCGACAACCATGTCAAACGCTGCTGACTTTAGCTCCCTGGCTTTGGTGACTGACACGCCAACCGCTTTGGCTGTGCGCTTTAGACTTCCCGTTTGGTAATACGCTTTTAAGACCAGAGGATATTCAGGCTTCACTCTGCCAATCTTGCTGACGATACTGTCAATCATTAACAGGTCAGTGTCGTAATACGCTTTCGGAGGGCTGCGTGTTTCTTTCGCAGTCACATACTGCTTCTTCCAGTTGGTCTTGCCTCCTGCCGCCAACGCAAAGTTGCCGTCTAAAATGGAAGTTGGGTACGGGTTGGAGCTTTCTTTGCTTAACTCCCTAGCCCACAACTCAAGCAATTGATCAGCCTTTTCATGGCTCAAGCGCAAGCATCCTTCGTTGCAGTCTTGTCGCTCTCTCAGGCGTTTGAGTTGCCCAGCGGCTATCCATCATCTCAACCGCAGCTTCAACGTAATTTTTCTGCTCAATCGCTGCGTTCATATTCTTAAATTTTGACAGTCCTCGCTGGCCCATTTGAAACGCCATGTTGATCAGGATGTGTTGCAGGTTTTGCGGTAACTCATCCCAGTTGCTGTAGATGTTCATACACCCGCTGATTGCAATCTGTACGTCTTCTTCAAAAAGCTCATAGCAGCGATGTTCGGTGATAGATTGATCATCCGGTACTTTGTCATATGCGCCATAGACTTCCAGGGCTTGTTCTTCGTCAGTCTCTAAAACCCTATGGCCTATCCCGATCGTCTTGTGGGACTCACTGCACAGATAACAGTGCAGCACTTTGCCTTCATCGTTTGCAATTTCTCGATAGAGCTTTTTAACGTCAACAGTAATTTACCAACGCCCCCTGGTCCAGCCGCCCGACCGAACCCCTGCGTAAAAAATACCCGCTTTAAATCTTGAATAACCTCTAGCTCTGAGCATCTCTCGGAATAGCTGATCGCATATTTTTCTCGTCTGCCATTTGCAGGAGTACAAATGATCGTGGACCACTGCTGGTTTTCTGCTGCGCCCTGTTTTCGCAATTATGTTTCTCATCCCCCAGGGGATAGAAGCCAGGTCTGTTTTAGTTCCGGCCGGAACTCTAACGAAGCTGGATCCGTCGTAACTGAACGCGTCCACAACTTCAAACATCCCAGGTTCATCGTCAATTGTTCTGAGGACCAGATCAGTGAATACGCCTTTCATTCGG